TCACCTGTTGTTGCTCCGTAACGTCCTACACGTACAGCCCATTCTTCAAAAAATTCTAAACTATCTTTATTAGCACTTCCTAGTTTGTCAAAAAGTTTTGTAAGAACATTTTTTGTGCCTTTGTCTGCAATCGCTCCTTGGTAAAATTTATATTGACTTACATCATCATTAATAATGTTTTCAAGATACTTACGCTTTTGATATCCTGTTAAATGTTGTGCTAGTTTCTGTTGTTCACTATCAAAATTATCTGAGTCAAGATCGTAAAAGTCTGCAAACTGCCTTGCTTTATAATCAAAATTAGGTAGTAGTTGTTGTTCAGGCTTTTCATTTAATCTTACAAAGTTTGCATTTGTAAATTTTTCAGTTCCGGTTACCTTTTTTGTAGCAACATAATAAAACTGCTTGTGTTTTACTAATGCTCCAATTGAGTAATCTTGCCAAGAAGTCCATTCAACTGGTTTTGCATCATCAAAGATAAATCCTGGAATATTATAAGAACCGTTCCATTCATCTGAACGGTAACCTTTAACCTTAATTCTTTCTTGTCTATATCCCTGTGCTCTATTATAAATTACGTCACCAAATACAGTACTGTTATCAATAATAATTGCATGTTCGTGTTGTATTACTGGAATTTTAAGATGATATATTCCATCGTTTGTATTTCTTACAAAAATTCCAAAATCATTTGTATTGTCACGCTCGGTTGTTGCAAAATCTGCAAGTAATCTTTTGCCATCTGCTTTTAATAAACTATAATCATAAAAATTATCGTATATGTCATCAACTACAACATAAGGCTTTGTAAATTCAATTTGTCTAGCACTTGGACTTAATGTTAGTATAGTTCCGCTATCCCAAGCCTGTGTAGTCCAGAATAAAAATTCTTTAGCACTTAGTACCCAGTTTTCAATTTCTTCAATGTCTTGGTTAAAGTTATTAAAACTAAATCCTACACGAGTTAAGTATTCTTGATACCCAAGTAATAGATCAACTACCTCTTGTTTTTCTCTAAGCAGTGTACCGTACGGCATTTCTTTTAATTCTGTTTCAAAATTTGTTCTTATATATGCTGATGCACCGCCTTCTTCAGGTAACTCAGCTAATTTTTGGAAATTATCTTGGTTAAATGCATCGCCTGCTGTATGAGATAGTTTTACTCTATAATACGAATCAGCTACTTCAACAATTTGTCCTGCTTGATATGTTTTTCCTGTTGTCCAGACTAAAAAGTTTTCACTAACGCCGCCAACTGTTATTATCCGATCACTATTCTTTGTTCTAATAGGATAATGTCTAAATACTGGATTATCTTTGTCATATCCTTTAACAATATACCCGCCTGGCGCAATTTCAACTATAACACCACTATAAGAATATACATCTAAAGGAACACTTTTAGTCAAGTGTATTTTATAGTTTTCTTCTGGTACAAAAACATTACCTTCATTTGTTGGCGTTCTTGAATCTAATATTAATCTAAATTTAGATTTTTGTGTAAAGCCACCAATTTTAGACCCTAGTTTATTTTCTATTGCTTTTAAATTTTTTGTGTACTCATTAAATCTAAGTGTGTCATTATCAATTAGGTATCCTTGCATATAGTTTACAATACCTGCTGTAAATACTCTTGATGCATCAGTTGCACTATTTGGAAATACTAATTTGTTTAATTCAATGCGTTTACTTGTATCTTTATAGACCAACTGCTCTGCACTATTACGTACAATTCTACTTCTATCAAATGCTAAACCAAAAAACTGTGCTGGTTGATTTAATGCCCAAGATATCATTAAACTAAACGGAAAATGTGAACTTCTGCGCCAAGCAGTTTCTACTGGTCCTTCATCTCCAAATGCAAATTCATTGCCATTTGTATTAGGAATATTACCTACAGCATAACCAGTTGCACTTGGTGCTAATAAGTTTCCATTAGCATCAGTTGGAATATACTTGTAAACATCTTCGTTTTTAAATTTGTTTCTGTAAGTTACTTTTGATCCTTCTGCACCTCTTACAATACCTTTAGACAAATCTTCCCAAAGTAGTAAGTTACTATTTGTATACGGTGCTGTGCCATACTCAGTATCAAACCAAGTTGGCTTTTCTTTGAACCCAAGTACTTCCCACGGATGACTATGAGGTCTATCTGTGTTATAAAAGTCTTTGTATATTGATCTCCAAAAACCAGTTAATGGGGTTCCGCTTGGATCTCCTGCTGATGCATAGTTATATGTAAATCCGTCGCCATTCCTATAAAATGTATTAGATACATAGTCTGGTGTTCCTACAGTTTCTAACCAACTATTAAACTCTGAAATCATTGTTTTAGAAACTTGTCTTCTAGTAAAGCCTGTTGTTCTAGCTTTACTAGGAATGTAGTCTACAATATCTAAAACATTTTCGTTATACGGAAGTTTTAAGTTGTTATAAATTCTTTTTTCAAGATCTAACAATAAGTTATCTCTAAAATCTCCAAAACATCTCCACAAAGATCCATCATGACCTTGTAGCATTGGTCTTGCACCTTCATACTCGTTATATGTTTGACTGTCATTAGTAGCATGATTCATTGTGCCGTTTGGCATATAAAATAATGTATTAGTTCCTGCAAATACATGAACGTGTGCTGTACCGTTTCCACTTGCGGCAAGGTCTGCTTGTTGTGCTGATACTTCATCAGTATATAAAGGATAGAACCAACCAACTTTGCCTTTGTATGACAGTGTGGTTGTTTCGTCTCTACCATATACCTTCCACGGACCTGTTACGTCTGTTGGAGTTTTAATATAAGTGTCGTCTAAGAAAATTTCTGGAGTAAACTTAGGATATAGTCCTAACTTTGTAGGTGTAGGTGGCACCCAGCAACCGTCAGTTGACATGTATTCGTAAACATCTAGTACATCTCCAGCTGTTGGAGAATTTAATAATGTTAAAAATCCATCTGTACTAACTGAATAGTCTTTGCCAAGTACTAATTGTTTTTCATTTAGGTATGCTAATACTGCTTTTTCGGATAACATTGTAAAGTCAATACCACGTGTTAACGAAAATATTGTTTGGGATTGATCTTCAATGTTATGCTTTACTGATGTTTCGCCACCGTTGGCTAACATGTCACTAAAGTAAAATGAATCTTTATTAGTTTTATTTGAGTTAAGCTCTGTAAGTACTTTATCAACATGTACTTTATCAAATCCTTCGAATCCTAATTCATTTGATACTTTTAAAAATTCTCTTTTGAACTTAATGTATTCAAATGCCGACCATTTCATTGCTTCAATAGCATCGTAGTCTTTATCTGTTAAATTATATAACGCAAGGTTAACTGGGCCACTATGTTGTACAAATTTTAATCCGTACTGTGACGAATTACCTAAATCACGTAAATTACTAACACCAGGATATGTACCTTTAAATCCAGTTACATTGTCAACAATACTATTAACATGATCTAAAACTTCTCCTAAAGTAAATGTATTAACATTTTCGTTTTGAGGATTCTTTTCAAAGTTAATTGGAAACTCATAATGCCCTAATCCGTTTAGTTTTTTAGCACTAGATGTTGTTTTTAAGACTAGTTTATCGTTTACTACTAAATTTGTGTAAAATGCAACATACGCATATCCGTTGACACGGTTAATAGTATAATCAACTCCATCTCTTTTACGAGTACTGTTTACATAAACTTTGATTTCTAAATCATTTAAATCACCACTATTATTATAAACATCAATAATAAAATTATTAGTTCTATCTGCTACTGTAAACTGATCAACAACAGGTTGTGAAGATTTTTTTGGTGCTTTAGTCCAACCCGATACGTTTGCATACGAAGTTCTGTTAGTATATTGTCTTAATAATGCTGTGTCCGTACTAACTGTATACACATCTGCTAATTCATCATATTGATAAGTGTCTGATAATAAATTAAAATCAAAAACAATATCACCACTATTTTCAATAGTTCTATAACTTAAAGGAAATCCTAGTTCAGTATCATTAGTTCCTGTACCAACTTTATAACTAAACACTTTGTTACCAGTAAATGTACTTGACTCTAATGTAGACAACTGTGTGCCTGCATCATTGTATAAATCAAACAACGGTTGTTGATTAACTTTTGTTTTGTCTTGTGTTTGTTTCCAAGTAGTTCCGTTGTAGTAAAAGATCTTACCTTTAAAATTTGTACCTGATTTTACAAGAACTGTTTCATTTGTTAATGGTGTAGTGTCTGTAGTTTCTTTTAATGCAAGTTGAGTTTGGCCGTTTTGGCTAATAAAACTAACTTGATAAATTTTGCCAGAAACAAAACTATCAGGATCTGCTGTAAACAATACACGCATTCCTGACACAAGTTCAACGCCGTCAACAAAGTAACCTGCTTGTCCTTCAATATCTGAAAACACATCTTTAGTAACTGTATCAACTAAATCAACTGCTGTTTTTGCTTCGGTACCAAAATTATAAAGTTTTAGTCCTGCATCAAATTCAATAATTGGTCTTGTAGCTCTGTAGTTTTGATCTAAAACTACAGGAACATTATTAATTTCCGCAATAGTTTCAATAACACTTTTATGTGTCCATTTGTTATAACGTGACCATTGATTACTATCTTTAGATGATCTATTAATAACAATGTAATCTTTTAATATAGCATATGACGTTGCATCATCAAATGGTAACGAACTAAATCCTTGTGCATCAAATTCAGTAGAAATATCAGTTAAGTAATCAGCAGTAATAACTAGATCTTCTTCTGCTATTAGTTTAATAGAGTCGCCAACTCCTTCAACATACCAATTTCCTTTACCGTATTTCGCTGGTGTAATTGTTCCGTAAAACTTTACTTTCATACCATTGGTTAATTCATAACCAGTTTGCATAGTATAAGTTTTTTTACCTATAATTTCATCGCCAACATTTAATTGAGTATTGTCTCTAACATCTTTGATAATAATAAGTCCTGATGCCTCAATATCGTTTCCGTTTGCATAATATAAAGTATCTGGTGATTCTAATCCTACAGTCCAAACAATAATACCCTGTTCTACTTTTTGTTGGCTTACACCGACATTATATAAACTTGTGTCGTCATCAATAGTATTAGTAGTTCTAATACTAAAAGGCATATCAATACAATCAATATCAAAGTTATATGTTTGACCTCTGTATAGAGTAATTGTTGGATTGCTTACTTTATTTTCTTTACTAAAGATATAAGAGTTATTATCTATATTGTCTTGACGCTGTACTGCGAATGTACTAGTAATATTCCTTGCTGTTCCGTAAACTGGAATTTCATTAGGACCTGCCGGTAACCAGTAGTATTCTCTAAAGTTTACAAACTTGTCCCAATTAACATGTGGGTTCCAAGCATAGTATTCTTGCGAACTATACATACTATGATTATCATTATCTGTATTTCTAATTTTACTACTGTTTATGTAATCTCGATAATCACCATAGTAAGTTGTATTACCTAAGTTATCAGTAACGGTAGCAATTGGTTCAAGTTGATAATTTTCTCTGTCTGCTGAAACGTCAGCAACATAGTTGTCCGTAGCTTTAAATGCTTTTGCATCTCTACGTCCAATATACCCATCAACTTTTTCAATCGATCCTGGCTGAGTTAGCTGATCAATTGTACTACTTAGAAACTTTTTATTTGCTGTTGTTCTAAAATATCTTGGTAGTAAGTCAGCTGTTCTTCTTTTTGCATCCCCGCTTGTTGGGATTGGACTTTCATCTTGTGCCATTAGTATCCATAACCTCCGCCGCTTGATCCTGAACTACTTGAACTACTTGAACTACTTGAACTTGTTGTGGTTGTTGTAGTTGTAGTACTTGTTGTCAACGCTTGACTCTTAATTCCAGTATTAATAGTTCCTGTTGATGTAACTACATTTCCTGCCGATTGTATTCTAGATGCTGTAACAGAGTCAATAATTTCAATATCGTCAACTGTTGCATCATTAATAAAAATTTCATTATTTTCTGCTTTAACTTCGTATAAACTTCCAAATCCTTGTGTAGCTTGTTTAGGTACTAATAAAATATTAACAACATCTGGTGCTACTCTATTCATAATGTGTGTTGCAAGTTCGGTAAAATGGAATGAGTCTCCAAAGTCCCAATTTTGTAATGCAAAGAATGAATTAATTGCGCCAATCACTTGTGTTTTTACTTGGTTATTATTAACTACTTCGCCGCTATTTTTTACAATTTTAAATGTTGCTTGCAAATTGTCTTGTGCATGTTTTCCAAACAAAGGCTTATACTCTACTGAGTGATAAATTACTTCATCACTAATTGATTTATACTGACTAATTTGCTCACCATAATTTTGGAATAATTCGTCTGTACTTGGTGGAAGAGGTTTACTAGCAACTGAACCGGTAATGTACTTTCTAAAGTTAGTATCATATGTTTGAGTAAGCATGTATACATCAATAATATTACTTGCACTTGGATCAATTCTGTTGCCGTCATCTGCACTGTGTACATACTGAAATTTAAGATCTGATCTACCAGCGTGTGCTTTATAATCTGCTGTTACTACAAGGACATTATTAGTTAGTACCTTAAAGTTATCGTTATCGATAATATAAAAAGCCTGGCCTGTTGAATACTGACTATATGCTCCAATTTCAGTTTCTGTTGTAACAGTTCTAATTGCAGTTCCTGCATTATAATAATTGTATTTGTTAAATCCCTGATCTGATGATTCTTTCTTTAAGAAAATATATTTTGTAGATGCATTTGTTAAAGGAGCAACTACAGCATCAAAAATATCCGGATCGTCAATACTGCCATCATCATTTAAATCAAAAAAGCTAACTTCAACTTTTTTACTGTTAATGTATCCATCTGCGTTTCTAAATGCATTTACAATTTCCCAATTAATATCATTACTAAAAGGTTCAAGTTTGTCAGGCTGAGTATTAAAGTTCATAACTGCAACTTTATCTTTTACTAATTGTCCTGTTTGCGAATCATAAATTTTGTTTTGTCCATCAAAGTAAAAACTAAGTTCTTTATCGCTTTCAAAAATATATCTAAGGCCTCTGTTTGTAACTGTATACTTTTCACCATTTGTTTCAAATAGTATTAACCAACTCGAATCAAGTTGATTATTTGTTACATCTCCAGTTTTACCGTTACTAAAAACATCTACTGTGTTTAAGTTTTCGTTAATAATAATACGCCAGTTTCTTGTAACTTGGTCGTATCGTAATGCAAACGTTTTATATGCAAATACTTGATCAATAATTTGTGATCTAACATCTGTTGAAATGTCTTTTACTAGTTTTGGTTTAACTTCTTCTAGTATACTATTTGCAGGTAGTATTTCGTTAAACACAACAGGACCAGTACCAGTTGTAGTACTAACACTTGTACCTGCACCGTCTACGCTTATAACTTTAACCCATTTATAACTACTTGCACCTTTTGCTGTACTGTTACTTGTAAGTTCTCCATCACCTATAAAATAAAATCCAACTGGTGGTTTAAATTTAAGTAATGCGCCAGCTTCTACATATTTTAATGAACCGCCAGTAAATGTTCCAAGTTGATATGCAACGTCATTTATATTCTTTAATAATCCTGTTGAACTATTAGTTGTCTTTGTTGACTGAGTCCATGTAGCATTAAGATCACTAACAATAATTTTAGCATAGTTTGCAAAGTAAAAATTACTAATTGCTCTGTTTTGTATAATAGGTAATATTGAATTTTCGATTGTACCTTCAATATCTGTTTGAGTAGCAAACGTAAATGAAGTTTTACTTTCGTATGGCTCTCTATAAAGGATACCATCACTACCATATAAATTTGTACTAGAGTATTTTCCAGTAGCATCTTTAAGATCAAAGTATCTACTAATACCACTAGCAACTCTATTTGTTGATTTAACTTTAATAATTTCTTGATTAGTAGTTAGAGGAACAATATTATAATCTTCACCTGTAACCATTCTATTTTGTGTATAATAAGTTTGCGGAGCATTAGTTCTAATACTAGATGTTGTTTCGCTAGTAGTAGCATTAGTTACTGCTGTTTTAAGTTCTAAACCAACAGTCATTGTTTCTGTTGTTCCTGCTTTAGAAATATAAGGGAAACTAATAGTAATATCTGTTAAGTCAGCTGGATTAATACTTAATGTTCTATTAGCACTAGTTCTATAATAAAGTCTAAATCCGCCTTGTGGCAAGTTTCCAAATGTTCCGTCTGCAAATACTAAACTAATCTCATCATTAGATCTTGTTTGTACAACATAAAAGTTTTTAATTTTTTTATTTAAACTATTGTAGATTGCATTGTTTCCTTCAGTTGAACTAACCTTTGTCCAAATATTTGTAGGAATTCCGTTACTGCTTAATTCGTAAAGCCAAACATCAGAATCGTTAATATTTTCTGCTTCAATAGAGATTCTTTGATTAGCTGTAGGACTAGAAATATCAAATGCATTGGACTTTAAACTACCTTGTCTAAAGTGCAAGAAATATCCTGAGTTTGAGCTTCCTGATCCTCGGCCATCTTCTCTATATAAAAATGCTAAACTGTTTCCTGGTACTGGATTTTCTTCTGTTATTACATTAAAGTCAGTATCAATTCCAGTTGATACAATTTCAAACTGTGTTGAAGAACCATTAACTGATTTTGTAAATGTATATACAGGAACATCAGCACCTACAGATGTAAATCTATATTGCTGTGTAAGTACTCCGTTAATTGCTTTAGATATAGCTGGTTTACCAACAGTGCCATTTTGCGGAAGTGCAGAGTTTAATACACGTCTAAATTGTTCTGACCAATTAGCATTACTAGGATCATTCCAAATAACTGTTTGATCTGCTAAGTTAGTGCCGTTACTGTCAATTAAATTTTCTGTAGTACTTACTGTCTCAAATTTAAGTAGTCCGTTTGCCGCTTGATTACGCTTAGGGTTATATGATAGCATACGAGCTAAACGGAGAACTGATTCTCTACGCTCAGCTAGTTCTAAAAAGTTTTCTCTTGCGTTTAAGTCAACTCTGTAACTGATATTTTGTCCTAAGAACGCAATCATATCAATAAGAGCAAGGTACTCTGATGTATCTACATAGTCGTTAAAATCTTCTGGGTAATTCTGTCTTAGATAGGTAATCATCGCCCGTCTAAGTGTGTCAAAGTCGTAACTACGGAATTCCGCATTACGATAGCTTTGATATACTTTTTGCCAATCTTCTGCAAGTAGCAATCTATTTTGTCTGTCGGTTGATGACATAGGTTATCCTTCTTTATACTCTACTGTATTTATTGAAACCAATAATACTAGTGGTTAATTGTGTCACGATAATCCAACGCTTTTATCAAACTGTAACTTTAATTGTTCACTAATATTATAGTCTAAGTACATTAATGTACATTCTATTTGTAGTCCACTTTCGTACTCTGAAACTTGCACACTTGCGGCTCGAGTTCTTGGATCATAGTTTACAATATTTGTAACATTTGCTGTGATTGCGTCTTTTAGTTGTGCTGTTAACGGCTCATATAAGGCATCCCAAATAATACAACCAAATCTAGGATCAGATAACTTCTCTCCTTGACGAATATTAAGATGATTTAATAAGTTTTGTTTAATTAATGAAATATCAAACTGTTGAAAGGAATTATTTTCCGGATTAACAGTACTAAACCCTCTGTATGCTTTTTGTGCTACAGGTGGTTTCTTGTCTCTTTTAGGAGTAATTTTAATTGTTTTATATAAATCTGTTGCCATACTAATATTTATTCGTTTGCGAATACCTCTGTTTGTGTTGTACTTGTTATTTGAGCTGAGCAATCATATGTATCTCCTACTCTGCCTACTTCTAAATCTTCGGCAAAAACATTTGGACTGTGCGTTACTAATGGTGTACCATACACAGGTGGACAATGTGTGTGAGGTTCGTTTAGATCTGTCTTTCTATGTATTCCGTGGTCGACTACAAATACTTTTGAACTACCTGAATCAGTAAATATGTCTCCAGGAGCAACACATATAGGGTGTACTGTATTTACAATATCTCCTGATCCTACTTTTCTAGCTATTAATGGCATTATTGTACCTGTGATTTTCCTGCGCCTGTGTCAATAGGTGTAGTTGTTGTTAAACTTGCTAATGGTGTTAGTTCATTATTAATAATCTTTTGATAAAAACCTTTTCCTAGACCAATTCTGCTTGCTGTGTTTGATCCGCCAGCATCTGCGTATCCTACTGCTTTTTTAAACTCTGTACCTAAAGCATTAAAATCTGTACTTGTCCAAGTAACACTTTTGCTCTTTAAATATGCTACTGCAATTTTAGTAGCAACTGTAGGATCGTTTGCCATATCAGCATTATTGTAAATATCAACTCCGGCTTTGCCGCCGTATGTTCTATAATTGTCTGTTCCTGTAATTTGTATGAGGCCTCTACCTCTATATCTAAACCCGTCCCCAGATTCTGCAGAGCCGTTGCCCATTCTATTTCCGTATACTGAGTTTGCAATAGCAGGTGGACCACCTGCAACAAGTGTTTCAGCTTTACGTTTGCCTGCATCTCCACCAAATCTATTTGGCCATACACGCTGTAATGTAGATACTCTATAGTTCATATTTTCTGATCTTGGTTCAAAGTTACATTCTTTTTGTATTTGGGCACACGCCATTGCTAGTGCATGTGCGTTTGATTTCCATGTAATTGGATCTAGTCCTAACCCTTTAATAAGTTCGCTTAAAAAGAAACGTTGCATATCATCAACTGGTACTGGGTCTGCTGGTTGTTTACCTGCTAGATTATCTGTATTTTTAGTTGGAATTTTGTCAGCATCAAACGTTTCTTTTACACGCTCACCTGTAACTGGATCTCGAATGAATGCCTCTTGTGCATTGTATATTCCTGAAGTTGTTGAATAGTCAGGTATATCACTGTCTTTATCAATCTGTGGTGATTGTGATCTGACCTCTGGTGATGGTGCTAGTATACTTGCAGTCGCACTAGGAGTATGTCCTTGTGGATTAATATTTTCGTGTGCGTCCCAAGGTTCATGTTTTGGAATACGTCTTGGTCTAGTAGCTGTTGCCGCAACACTTGCACGTAACGCATCCGAACTTACTGAAACTGTTAAATCTACTCCGGTAGAGCTAAGTGTTTTGTCTTCAGTGTCGCTTGTTACTGGGGCGGTAAATGTATCACTAATATTATCTGCACCCAACGCTTCTTGTGATGGACTATTCATATGAATTTGTGCCGCTGTTTCTTTATGGGTTCCTGTACTTTTAATTTGTGTATTTGCACCACTGGTAAATTTATTATCACCTGTCGTGCTTAGATTATATGCTCCAACAACAACTTGTCTATAGTTACCTGCTACTTTACTTCCGTACTCTCCATTAATTGCTATCTTGCCGTCTCCAGCTACTTGTAAACTATAATTTGTGCTGATAGTTGTTCTATGTGATCCTTTGATTTGAATGTCTTGATCACTACCTACTGCAACAGTATGGTTATCACCTGTCCATTCATTCTTATCTTTACCTACAAATGTAGTTTCATTTTTGTTTGTTTTAACATCTCTATCATTGTTAACCATTAACTTATAATTGCGTCCTGCTGTAAAGTTAATATCTTTACCTGACTCAATGTTTATATCTCTATCAGCTTTAATATTAAGATCTGTTTCTGTTCTTAGGTTAATGCTATCTTGTGCATATACATCTATCTTTCCATTTGATGTTAATTCAATCCATGCTGTACCATTTGCATTACCAATATAAATTAAATCTTCTGTATTGTGCAATAGAATTTGGTGGCCAGTTCTTGAACGCAATCTAATATGTTCATTAAACGGTAATGTAGCATCTCCCTTGCTAGTATTTTCTGGTGTGTTTTCAATATCATAATATGTTGCTGGATTTTCTTTAGCAATGCCCATTCTAAGAATACTAGGATCGCCGTCATCCATAGTAAATGCTGAGCCTCCTAGCCTACTTCTAAACAGTCTAGCTTTAGCGTTTATATCACCATAATTTCCTTTAGGCCTACCGTCACGCTTGTCTAGTGGTCCAGGAGTATTCCAACCGTAAACAGTATTAGGAATATCACGTCTTGAACTTGTTGTTGTTGTTCCTCTAACAACATCTTCTTCAAGACCTTGTTTAGCTAAAATATTAGACATCATTGGATTAATAGGTCTTGGAAACTTGTCTGGATCATTTCCTACACGTCTATCTAATGGTCCACTTCCATTACCACTTACGCTTTTATTAAATTCTCCTACAGGTAAACTTTTGCCTTTTAAATTAGAAGCTATTCCGTCTTGTACAATATTTGTTACTTTGTCTGCTGGATATCCACCAGGCACCATGTTGTTCATATACTCGTCTTGAACACATCCTATCCAGTAACACTGATTTGGTGATCCTTCTGCAAATATAACAAGAACTTTAGTACCTGGATCAGGTGGTACTGCCCAAAATCCATAACTTTGTTGTGTGTTATAGTAATCATTATTTTTTCCGTTACTTTTAACATCCGTAACTCCATAAAATGGAGAACAGTAATTAGCTGTAAATAATTGTCCTTCTTCTAAATTGTCGCCAACGCTAACTGTATTGGTTAGTAGTTGGACTCGTAATGAGCCTTGTCGTTTAGGGTCTAAATGATTAACTACTTTTGCTAAAAAAGGTCCAGGCGGCATTTTTGCAAAGCCGACTCCAGACGATCGTTTATTAACTTGATTTGGTTCTAATTGATCCATTGTGTTCCTTTAAACAAAATCACTATCTTCCCATCCTAGGCGTTTTTCTTCCTTTGTAGCCAAACCAGTTCGGATACCACCATCCATTGGTGCGCCAACAATAGCCGTATCATCAGATGTTACTTGGCCATCTAAGCCACTGCCTTTACCTGAGTTTGGAAATATAGGGTCTTCTAGTTGTGCATTTATAGGTACTTTTGGTGTTGTTGTTTTTGGTGTATCTTTAAGACTTGCCAACTTAGCCGCTTCATCTGTAGTTAAGTTATTAGTTGCCATTTCAACTGTATCTAATCTACCATCCATATTGACATCAGCTTTGGCGAATGTATACTGCGGACTATTTACAGTATAGTTCTTGGCCGCCGCCGCTACTGCATCCGTATATTTTTTCTTGTTTGCGGCGATAATTTTTTTAGCATTTTCTTCTAATTGTTTTAGATCAAAGTTAGGACGTTTTACTAATTCAAGCTCTTGAGTGAATAAATTACCTGCAAAAGTATTATTCACTCCTATAACTTGGTACAATCCACTAAAGTTAGAAACTCCAACTGCTGGGCCATCCATTTTATAGTTTCCTATTTCGTCGTCAATATCTAAAGGAGTCATAAAGTTTAATAGAATATCAACTTGACCGTTTTGATGGCTAATACTTCCGTCTGAATTAACGTTGTTCCATTGAGACACACTTGCATTGTAATTGCCCATGCCACTATCTGCAATGTAATAAGGGTCGCCTAAAATCTTAATAGTCATTGTAATTAAATCAACATCACTGTTAGTAAGTGCTTCATTGAATGACCTAGCCAGTTTTCTTTCTGCTGTTTCAGCCATAGCTCCTGAAAGTTCATTTGATTTATTTTGGCCTATTTCAGTTTGTGTTACTGATACGTTTGCTCCTGTTTTATC